GTAAAATATACCTGTTGGAAGCTGAACGCTTGCTCGTCTGGTTTATTCGTGACGCGAACGTACACTGGCATAATGAGTCCGCTTGGTGTGGTGACCGTTCCTGATTCTCTGTAAAAATCAAGCGAGCCAGGCGGTATGTCGTGCGCCGTCTTCAAGTCACGCACCTCACGCTCCATGTTGGTCAATTCCTTGTCGAATAGACTCGTCATGCTTCGCGCTCCAGCTCTGGTGTGATGATTTCACCGTTCTGGGCGCTGACGGCTACGCTGATTTGGTTGATGCGGAATTTGCCAGAGGTTTGCTGGGTGAAGTCCGCCTCGTTATTGATCCAAATGTGGTCGCCAATCCAGAGACCGTAGTCGTTGGTTGGATCTGGCGGTGTTTGTCTTCCCAGTAGGGTGATTTGCGGTTTCCAGCGGACGTTCGTGGCGTTGTTCAAGTCTGCCAAGGCGTGGCTGCTTAATGTATTCTGCCTGCTGATGCTTGAATATTGCACCAATTGCTCAACATAGCCATATTGCTGGATGGCATCATTGTCCGAGTATTCCGCCGTAATGACGGTGCTCTTGGCTGGGTCGCTTGATGTTTCGCCTGCGCCTAATGCGATGATATGGCTCGCGAATCCCTGCACCTCCTCCGCGCTGATGGTAGCCACGCTTTGACCTGCCAATCTTGCCGGATAATTCAATTGCCAAGATGTAATGTCACGACCGAGTTGGTTCGTGATGTCGTAACTGCGGTCTGGGTTGAATATGACATCAAATGGTCCTGCGCCATCAATATTGTCCACGAGGTCTGTGATAGCCTCTTTGACCGGCTTGTAATTATCAAAAATGCGCTGGATGGTTGCCAATGTCTGAATGCTCCCCTGCGTAAATCCGAACGGCTTCCCTGCGCTCGTGGCGCGTGCTTCAGCGTTCGTAATCCATCCCACGACCATCTGATCTGCAGAAGCGGTGCGGAGCGGTGTTGGGCGGATATATACGCCAGCCAATAGGTTGATATATCCATCGAATCTCATCTGGAGGTTCGCGCTGGCGTTCTGCGGTTGGTATGCCGGCATGGTCGCCAAGAATCCGCCAGCCACGGCTCGACCATTGCGGATGACTCTTGCGTCTAGCGCATATGGTGTGAGCATCTCTTGGATGGTGGTGCCTCGCTCCTCGCACCATTCTGCGAACTCCTTGTCGTTCAATATGAAGTCGATTTCATCCACGCCTGTGGCGGTTCGACATCTGCGCCATGTGAGATTCTGGGCGATATGACGGACGTCTCCGACTAGAATTCCGTTGAGCCTGAGTTCAATTCTGTATTCTGCGTCCATGTCTTGCTCCTATCCGACAATGTTGTTCCAACTTAATGTTGACGGATCGGTCGTTCCTGTCGCCGAGTATGTGATTCTATTCGTTCCTACCGCCAATTGAATCCAATCGCCAGATATGAGCGCGAAGACATTTGCGCCTGCCATGGTTGCGGTTTGGTTTGCCATATCAACGGTCAATGTTTGACCTGCTGGCACGATTCCATCAAAGTTGAGGATCTGTCCGTTCGTGATGTTTGTCAATGATGGGTTGGTGGCTGGTCCTGGCACCGTCCAGACTGGGAGCGCCTCGGTCACGCCATCGTTCGTGACTGTGGTCGGACCGCCGGAGTTGCCTGCCTCCCATATGAAGCCATTAGAGTCTGATTCTGCGCCGTTTGCGCCCCATATGAGACCTCCAGAAATGTTCGAGCCGATTCCGATGGTTTGGATGTTTGAATATACTTCCTGCCCTTGGTCGTCTTCCGAATATTCGTAATAGTTCACATCTTCAAAGTTGAGTGCGACATGATATTCTGGCGTGTTTTGGCGGATTTCTGGTGCGCTTGGCGCGTCTGTTAGATATCCCCTGCGCCTTTGGATGGCGGTACCGTCTGGCATGATGTAGATGACCTTGTATGTGTGGCGAATTTGGAAGAAGCGGAGGAACTCTTTTCGGTGGCGCTCGGTTTCCGCTTTGGTCGTGATAGCGTCGCCAATGTATCCATCAAAGTTCTGAACTGCTCCACGGCGGACTTGTCCTGCCAGTAGTTGCCCATCTGCACCCTGTAATTCCACGATGTCGCTTGCGATCGTGTTCGGTTGGAAGTGTTGCTGGCTGTCCTTGAAGTCGAACCATCCATCGCCAAGTAGGAAGCGTTCCCCATCGTCACGCTCGAATAATGCCAATATCCAGCATTTGGTTGAGATTTGGTCTAGATTCATCTATGCAGCCCTCCTGATGCTTGTCATTAGTCTTTGTCCGATCTCGTCGGCATCGAGATTGTTGTTGATGTTGTTCGTCATATAGACGGTGATGCCTGCGCCGCCGATGCCTTGCTCTGTGAATTGGTCTGCGATTGCTCTTGCGAGTGGTGCTGCCCAGCTGTCTGGGTTGCGTTCTAGTGGGATGACCGCCTCTGCGCCTGCTTCGCCGATATTTGCGAGCGTGGAACCTGTAGCAAGGCCGCCTTTTGCGAGGCGTGGGAGATGGAATTCGTTGAGCCTGCCGATGTCGATACCTGGCACGCTATTGATTTTGTCGATGAGGCCGTTGATCGCGCGGATTGGTGCGTTGATGAAGTTCTCAATGAAGCCAAGAACGCCATTTACGACCGCCTTAAATGCGCCGCCTACGATATCGCCGACTTTTGCGCCGAATTGGCGGACTTTGTCTGCGATTTTGCCGATAATACTTGCGAAGAATGCCGGGATGCTGGCGAACCAGTTCTTGACGTTCTCGATGGCTTGCCAGAAGCCCTGAGCGAATGCGTCGATTTTTTCGACCGCCGCTTGTGCGAAGTCGCCGAGGAACATGCTGATGGTGGTGCCGATGCTTGCGAACCAGTTCCCGATTGCTGTGGCCATATTGCCGAGCGTTTCGCCGAGCCATGGGCCGATATATTTGCCGATAGATGCGAATAGTGCCACCACGGATTGAATGATGGCGTTGATCAGCGCGCCGAGAATGGTTGGGATGTATGGCACCAGCGTCGTGACGAGCAGGACGAGGCCGTCAACTATGATTGGCATCAATTCTGGGAGCATTTTTGCGATTTCTACTGCGATCAGGACGGTCGCCTCGATTAGTGACGGCAGAAGTTCCTTAATCAGCCCCGGAAGTTCCTTTACTATTTGCGGAACGAGGTCTTTGATTAGTCTGACGACGCCTTTCATGGCGACTTTTATAACTGGGATGATATTTTTGCCAAGCGTGCCGATTGATGTGATGAAGTTGTCGAGTAATTTGCTGAAGTCCTGCGTGTCGTCTGCAATGCCCACGACGAGATTCTGCCATGCCGCCTTGACCATGCCAGCGGAGCCTTGGATGGTGGTGCCTGCCTCTTTTGCGGTCGTTCCCATGATGCCGAGTTGCCCCTGGATGACGTGGATGGCCTGGAATACGTCGTCGAGGTTCTTGATGTCGTACTTGACGCCGCTGATTTTCTGCGCGTCTTTGAGTAGTCGCTCCATCTCTGTCTTAGTACCGCCATAGCCGAGCTTTAGGTTGTCGAGCATGGTGTAATTCTGCTTGGCGAAGCCCTGGTAAGCGTTCTGAATCATGTCGAGCGATGTGCCCATCTTGTTGGCGTTGTCACTCATATCCACGATGGCCATGTTGGTGATGTCTGCGGCCTTTTTCGTATTGCCACCTACCGATTGAAGAAGCGATGCGCTGAACGCTGTTGCTTGCTCCATGTATTGGTTCGCGCTGAGGCCTGCTGTCTTATATGCTTGGTCGGCATATTTGAACACCGTGTCGGCCGAGTTCTTGAATAGGGTTTCAACACCACCGACCAACTGCTCGTATTCTGCGAATTGTGTGACCGCTTCGCTGCCGATTTTCGTGATCGCGATAACGCCTGCGCCTGCGGCAGCAGTTAGGCCGAGGCCAACCGCCTTGCCGATTCCTTTGCCAGCACTTTTGGCCATGTCGCCGACTTTGCCGAGTGCGCCCTTAATCGTTGGGGCCTCTTTTTCCGCCGATGCCTTGAGGGATTTGCCGTCAAATGCCAGTTTGATTGTTGCTTCGCCAACTGTTGCCATTTATTGCGCTCCTTTTGCTTTTTTCTGTTGCTCTTTTAAGAATTTGATGGTGTTTTTTAGTGATTTTGGGGCATTCTTGTGCTTTGTGGGGTGGTTTGCGCCTGCCATGGCTCCAACTACCGTGTATTGGAGTGGAAGGCTCTCTGCGGTCGTTCTGGCGCGCTCTGCGGCGATATATTTGAATAATTGGTCGGTTGTCATGATGATTTGGCCCCTTTCATCTCGTTCCCCTGTTTTCCATGCCCGGTATGCGTGCCAGCCGAAGCGTGCGAGCACCTCGGCAGCGAAAGCGTCCACCTCATCATATGGACGGACGATTTTGCGCCCTCTAGCGTTTATCTCGTGCAATTCTTCGATTTTGCGCTCTGGCAGGAAGTCAGAAGCACGAAAGACTTGCTCACGCTCTTTGAGCGTGTCCTTTGCGGTTGCGAGTGTGATTTCGTGCTCCTTTTTCATGCCCGAGTCCTTAGACTACGTCTGCGTATTCGCCAGAGGTGGTGTTGAGGCGTTGCTTCTTGGTTGGGTTGTTCTCGCCGAAGCGGACGGTGTATTGTGGATAGCCGTCTGCGCTGTGGCGTGCCGCGTTGTAGATGATTGGGTTCAATGCGAGTGTGACCTCTGGGGTTTCGCTCGTGCCGAACTCTAAATCATCATCAAGGGATGGGATGCAGCGGGTCAATTCGACGTCTGCCGCAGAACCATCGTCACAAACGCCTTGCAGGATGACGCTGAAGTATCCGCCATCGCCACATGTGCTGGAATCTTCGCCAAATAGAACCTGACCAGCATTCGGGTCTGCGCCTGTGTATGACGAGGCAGTCCATTTTTGGAGTGCTTGGCCGAGAATCTTGTAGTTATCCATCAAGAATGTGATGGAGCCTGCGAGCGCGTCGAATGAACCCTCGATTGGAGTTTCCACTGTGCCCTGTTGGCTGGCGCGCGATGTCTTGCGTGGTGCTACGTTGACGGATGCCACGGTGTCTTGCCCTAAGTCGTCCTTGTCGATGACGAAGGTCGTCCATGCGCCCTCCGCAGTGGCTTTCTTGCGAAAGACCACGCGTCGCATCTGGGTGATGTTGAGAACCATTTTGATCTCCTTGTTATTGGTTGATGTCGTATGTCACGTCCATGCTTGCCATCTTGATCAGAAGTCCGTTCGTGGTCGCGCCCATATTCTGTGGCGTGGTGGTCGGACGGATGCGGATATTTGCAAAAGAATAACTGATGCCTCCAACGGTTCCGCTGAGTGTGCAGATGCTGGAATTGGCACGAATCCAATCGAGAATTGCCTGTTGGATGCTTTCGGCTTTGGCGCGGTTGCTATATGCCACATAAACGTCAATGGTGGTCTTTTGGTTGATTCCGCGTGGCGTGTTGGTATTTGAGCCGCCTCTTGTGACCAGCCAGGTGCCCTCGGCATATTTGCCGTCCTTTTGGAGTGGCAATTCTTCATTGAAGAAGTCCTTGTCAGCCGTGAGGCCTGCGACCTGTTCGGTGGCCATCTTGGTAAATAGTGCGATTGTAATCATTTGGTGATTCCTCCGAAGTATTTCTGCATATAGTCGCCGGTCATAATTGAATTCATGGCATTTCTCATGTAGTGCTCTGTTGCTGGGTCGCGGTTTGGGCCTTCTTCGCGCTTCATGGCGTAGTTTACCCATTTTGGTCCTAGCGAACCTGTTGAGACGATTCCGCCTGCCTTGATGTAAGTCGTGTAACCGTCCTCCTCAACGCGAATGCTGTTAGAAAGCGCGCCGGTGACGTATGGCGCGTTCATTCTGGCTTGGCTTCGGATGTCTTGCGCCATGCTCATGATTCCGAGAAGTGTCTTGCGATCAATTTCTGCCAGCGCCTGGTTGTTCCACTTGAACTTGATGGTATTATTGGCCATCATTGGCTCCGATTTGGCGGATTTTTAGCTCTATATGCTCGATTTGGCCGTTGTCCTGATTCTTGCCTTGCCCTGCGTCGATGATTTCCCAGGTGCGCTCATTTGGGTCAATTAGTACATATCCTGCGACCAATGCGCTAGTGTCGGTGGTCGGCATCTGGTATGGCTTCGTATAGACGAGCGTGTCGGCGAATAATCCGGCGGCATTCGGTGCTTGGTTGGCATCGCTTGAGCTTCCCTCGTCGATTATCACGTCAATGTCGGTGCCGTTGGTGACGGTGTTGCCCGTAATGCTCGAATAGGTCACTTGTGCGATTTGCCAGCCTTGCTCGATCGCGTTCGGGAATGCGTCAAAGACGGTCATTATATCCTCCCGCAGCAGTAGTGCGCGTCGCCCTCGACAGCGTAGCCCTTGTTGCAGTTGCTGTATGCCTCGATGATGTCCTGGTATTGATTGGCGATTTGAGCGAAAGCGTTGGCGGCATCAGTTGTCTTAAAGTTGATGGTAAAGTTGCGGACGTGTTTGGATTCCACCTGCTCCGAGCCGAGCTGTGTCTTGATGGTTGCGGCGATGAAGTTCGCCAACAGCATCTTGAGGTCGTCAGCCGGTTGCTCTGGGAATCCGTTCGGAAGGCAGAGGAATGACGCGAGGCGCGCCTTTGCCACGCCGACTAGGCGTTGCCAGTCCATGGCGGAACAGATGTTCGCTGTCGCGCCTGTAAAGAGTTTGTAGTCTTCTTGCGTCATTTCTCTTTCCTTTCGTGTGTTTGTTAGGCGGTCAATGTGATCGCGACTGCGGATTTCTTAGCTGCCAATGAACCGAAGCGTGGGGTTTCATCGAGTAAGATGTCCGTGTTGTTGCTGGTGTCGAAGTCTGGGCGGACGCGGATGCCCTGCTCACCGCCGTGGATGTAGGCGTTATTTACGAGTAAGATTGCGTCTTCAGTTTCGTTTTCCATCCAGCCTGGGGTGTAGACGCGCTCAACGCCGAGGATGTCCTCAATGCGTGCGCCTGGCGTGACCAAATATTGGCCGTTTGCTTTGGCTTGAAGCATGGCGGTGATGACTGAGCTCTTGGCGATGAGAATCTGGCCGCCTTCGGTCTTGATTTTGCCTTTAGCGCCAACTACGCCGTCATATAGATTGCCACCTGCTGCGGTTGCATATACGTCCGCGAGTGCATTCTGAGCGGTGCAATCTGCTGCGACGCTATAGAAACCGCGGGTGCCGTCGAACATGCGAAGGTCTGGTGTTGCGGATGAACGGCCATCACCTACGATTGCTGCGCGCTCGATTTCTGCGATGATGGCATCGACTAACTCCTGGGAGCGGAAGTCAATGAGCCATGGGTTCTCGTATAATTCGGTTGCATCGAGATCTAGGCGCTTGTACACCATCTTGACCAATAGGTCACGAGTTGTATCGGTGACGGCTTGGTTGACCTTGGTGTCGCCTTTCTTGTGACCAGCGGCACGGCTTTCGGATGCCAAGATATGAACGCGGAAGCTCTTTGCGCTTACCCAGCGGAAGTGGCTGATAATTCCGTCACTCTTTTCAAGACCATCTACGAAATATTGGTCAACTGGTGCTGGATTTGGAAGTCCAGTGATGCCGTCTAGGCTCATATGCTTGCTGGCTTCTGCCCTCCACATTGCATCGAAAGTTGCGCCCATGCGGCCCGCTTTTTTGAGCGTGTCTGCGAAGGCTTTGTGACCAGCTTCGCTGTGGAGCCAGTCTGCGGTCTTTACGACTTCTTGTTTCACGGTGTCTTTCTCCTTAATGACTAAGAACGGCATGCCGTCAGTAGTCTTTTCTTCTTTGGATTCTTCTTCCTTTGCTGGTTCGGCTTCTTCTGCCTTTTCTTCGGCTTCAGCTGGTGCTTCGACCTTTTCTTCGGCTTCTGGAGCTTCGTCAGCGGTCGGCTCGGTTTCGTCCTCTGGAACGTCTGCGGTGAAGCGGTCGATGACCTCTGCCATCTCGCGCTGCATAGCTTCGCGCTCGTCTGGAGTCAATTCGTCGAGTTTTTTGGACATTTTTGAATCTCCTGTTGGTTGATATTGGTTGGTATCACTTGCGACCTCTGCGCGCCCTTGCGCCTCTGCTTCGGTTGCTTTGTGATCAATGGTCTTTGCGCGCGGATCGTTCCCGGTCAGCACCATCGAAATCTCGCGCAGGATTCCGATTGGTTCTTCAATCTCGTAACCAGTGCCGTAGTAGCCGTCTGGGTACCAGTCCGCCCCTATGGAGTAGCTGGCATCCTGGGATATGGCATAGGCGTGGTCTGCGAGTTGGTCATTGTCTGCGAAGTACATGCGAGCGTGCAGGCCGTCTTTTTCGAGCCAGACGCGGCATGAGCCGAACTGCTTCTCGATTGACGGAACCAGGGCGGCTTCGCCATCTGGTCCGAGTTCCACCTTGCCGTGGTCGGCCTGAGCTTTGACGCTGTATTCTTCGGTCTGCTTCTCTGGGTCTGGGTTGAGGTCGGCAATGCGGAATAGTTTGCCGTCATATCCCATGA